CAGCTGATGTAGCTTATAGATTTTTACCTTGTATGTGTTCTGGCCTTGCGTATTATTTATCACAAAAAAGAGCACCAGATAGAATTCAATTATTAAAACAATTATATGAGGACGAGTTAATTAGAGCATTAAATGAAGATGGTTCTAGAACTTCAGTATATATATCTCCTCAATCATACTTTCCAGGAGGTGGTTAATGAGTTTTGCATCTGGAAAAAGAAGTCAAGCAATATCGGATAGATCTGGTCAAGCATTTCCATATAAAGAAATGGTTAAAGAGTGGACAGGTGCATTAGTTCATATATCAGAGTATGAGCCTAAACATCCACAACTAGATCCTCCTTATCATAAGGCAGATGCCGTTGCTTTAAAAAATACTAGGTCACAAGATTTTCAACAACCAACTGTTGTTAATGGTGAAGTATCTTCTTCAGGTGGGCAAGGAATGATTACTGCTAATTTAACTTTACCTGGAGATTTTGCTTTTATAACTCAAGGAACAAGTGCTATGATTCCTGCAGATCCATCATTACAAAATAGAAGAAGACAATTATCAATGCAAATTAAATCAGTTACAGTGAGTATTACATAATGGCAATAAGTTATTCAGATTTTTTAACACAAGTTAGAGACTATACAGAAGTAGATAGTAATGTTTTAACTGATGCTATAATTCAAGAATTTATAAGATCAGTAGAGTTAGATGTTGCAGGTAAAGTTGATTATGATGATTTAAGAAAATATTCAACTTCTACATTTACTTCAGGAAACAGATACGTATCATTACCTGCAGATCTAACCATAATGAGATCTGTTCAAGTGATTGACGGCTCTACTAGAACTTTTCTTGAAAGAAGAGATACAAGTTTTATCTCAGAGTATAACAACAATGCTGCTACAGGTTTACCTAAATATTGGGCTAACTGGGATGATTTTAATATACTTGTGGCTCCTATACCAGATTCCGCATACACAGTACAAATCAATTACATTACAGATCCACCACAGTTTACATCTTCTAACAATACATTCTTGTCTACTTATCAAGAATCAATGTTGTTACATGGTGTGCTTGCTGAAGCTTTTAGATATTTAAAAGGACCTATGGATATGTACAACCTCTATGAAAAGAAGTATAATGAAGAAGTACAGAATTTTGCTCTTCAACAAATGGGGAGAAGAAGACGTGCGGAATATGATGATGGGGTACCTAGAATTAAGATACCTTCACCATCACCAAATACGTAATTTTAAAGGAGAACAATTATGGCAATAACAACTAACGCAATTTGCAATTCATTTAAAAAGCAATTGTTAGCTGGTGAGCACGACTTTGATAGTTCAGGTGGAGATACATTTAAATTAGCAATGTATACTTCAGTTGCAACGCTAGGTGCATCAACAACTAACTACGCAACAACAAACGAAGTTTCATCACCCTCAGGATATACTGCTGGTGGAAAAGCTTTAGTTAACAGCGGTGTAAAAGTTTCATCAGGAGTAGCAATTACTAACTACGCTGATTTATCATTTACAGGTGTTACACTAACAGCTAGAGGTGCTTTGATTTACAATACAACAACTGACGGTGGTACAGGTACTACTGAAGCAGTAGCTGTGTTAGATTTTGGCGGAGACAAGACTGCAACTTCTGGAACATTTACAATCCAGTTCCCTGCATTCACAACATCTGCTGCAATTTTAAGAATTGCATAATAAATAGGAGTTAAAATGGCTTTGGTAGTAAACGATAGAGTTAAAGAAACCTCTACCACAACAGGTACAGGTACCTTTGATTTAGCAGGAGCGGTATCCGGTTTTGAATCGTTCGTTGCAGGTATTGGTAATTCTAATTCCACTTATTACGCTATCGTTAACGAAAACGGTGAGTTCGAAGTTGGTCTTGGAACTGTAACCGATGCAGCTACAGACACTTTATCGAGAGATACTATTATATCTTCGTCAAATAGTGACTCTGCAGTAAACTTTGGTGCAGGAACAAAAAATGTTTTCTGTACTTTACCTGCTTCCAAAGCCGTTATTCTAGATTCGAGTGGAAATATTGTTGCAAACAATGGATCTAACTTAACAAATTTAAATGCTTCAAATGTTGCTTCAGGAACTTTAGCTTCTGATAGATTACCTACAGTCCCAACAACAAAAGGTGGAACTGGTTTAACTGCAATTGGAACTGCAAACCAAGTTATTGCTGTAAATGCAGGTGCAACAGCACTAGAATACCAAACAGTAGATTTAGCAAACCTAAATGCAGATAACTTAACCTCTGGTACAGTACCAGATGCAAGATTCCCAGCAACACTTCCAGCAGCAAATGGTTCAGCTTTAACAGCACTTAATGCAACTAACATTGCTTCAGGAACTTTATCATCAGATAGATTACCGACAGTACCAACAACAAAAGGTGGTACTGGCTTAACTGCGATTGGTACAGCTAATCAAGTTCTTGCAGTTAACGGAAGTGGGACATCATTAGAATACCAAACTATCTCTGCTGATATAACGGGTGTTACAGCGGGAAATGGTTTAACAGGTGGTGGAACTACAGGTGACGTTACACTAAACGTTGGAGCCGGAAACTTAATAGATGTTCAAGCAGATCAAATAGATGTTGATCTTTCAGAATTAACTACATCTACATCAGACGCTGATGGAGATTTTTTTGCTGTAGTTGATGCAGCAAACGCACAAAAAAAATTAACTAAAGGTAATATTAATATATCAGGATTTAATAATGACTCTGGATTTACAACAAACACTGGAACTGTAACTTCTGTCTCTGGTGGAAATGGATTAACAGGATCAGTTACAACATCTGGATCATTAGCAGTTGGCGCTGGCACAGGTATTGATGTAGCTGCAGATTCAATTTCTGTTGATGTATCAGACTTCATGAGTAATGGCTCTAACAACAGAGTTCTTACTGCAACTGGTACAGATGCGATGAATGCTGAAGCAAACATGACATTTGACGGTTCTACATTGACTGTTACAGGAGCAATTACTACTACAGGAAATGTCACATCAGATCACGTTTTACCTAATACTTCTGATACCTTTGATCTAGGAGCTTCTGGTAACGTTTGGAGAAACGTATACACAGGTGACTTACATTTATCTAATGAAGGAAAAGAAGAAGGTAATGCTGTCGATGGTACAAAAGGAAACTGGACTATTCAAGAGGGTGAAGAACATTTATATATTTTAAATAACAAATCTGGTAAAAAATTCAGATTTAAATTAGAAGAAATGTAAGGAGCCTAGTCTATGGCTTTTGGTAATACCGCATATACTGAGGCGGCTTTTTCAGCAGAAGATAATAACGCTATTGCTTATCCTCAAGGTAATGTTCTTACTTCAACTATTGGAGAAGAATCTAATATCGGTGATGCTAATGTAAATGTTACAGGTGTTCAATCAACTTTGAGTATCGAAGGAGCTGTTGCAGGTTCTTCTGTATTATTTAGTGTAACTGGTTCTCAATTAACTACATCAATAGGAGAAGAAACTTCTGGTATAGGTGTTCCTGTAACCGGTCAACAGTTATCTATTTCAAATAAAACTTCTACGCAAGATACATTAACTGCTTTTGGAGAAGCTCCTTTTGCAACATTGAGTCCCAGCACTTTTAACATACCAAACGTTCAAATTGAAGCAACAACTGGAGCGGGACAACTTCCAAGCTTCTTACTTCAATCAACACTTGGAACTTTTTCAGTATCTGCGGATGGTAATGTTTCAGTAGTTGTCACTGAACATACAATGAATACTTCCGTTGGAGATGTAAGTATTACAGGTATAGCAAACGTTTCAGTTACTGGCACTCAAATGACCATGACGTTAGGAGATGAGTCTGCATTTACAGATCATACTGTTGAAGTTACTGGTCAACAATTAACAATGTCTATGGGAGAAGAAGTTCCCACAGGAAATGCCAATGTTTCTTTAGCAGGAATCCAATTAACAAGTTCTATTGGAGATGTAGAACAAGAAACCAGATATGCCGTTACAGGTGTTCAAATGTCTACATCTATAGGATCTGTTACAACAACAGCCAACGCTGATATAGATGTGACTGGAATTCAATTACAAACAAATACAGGAAATCCAAATATTACAGCTTGGACTGAAATTAATCCAGGAGTCAATAATACATGGACAGAAATAACAACAGGAGCTTCAAATACTTGGACTGAGGTTGATAAAGCAGCTTAGAGAGGATATAATAACGACATGTCATCAACATATACTGATCTTGGAATAGAACTAATGGTTACAGGTGCCAATGATGGTACTTGGGGAACTAAAACAAATACAAATTTAGAAATCATTAACCAAATGCAAGGTTATGTAAATAAATCTATTGCAGGCGGTGAGCAAACAACAGCATTGTTAATAGCTGACGGATCCACATCTTCTTCCGATGCAAGAAATTTAATTATAGAATTATCTGGAACAATTACAGGAAATCAAATTGTTACAGTCCCAGATAGTATAGAAAAATCTTATATTGTTTATAATAATACTTCTGGAGCATTTACTGTTGAATTTAAAACGGCAAGTGGAACTGGTTCCACTTTTTCAACTACTGATAAAGGAGTAAAAATACTATGGAGTGATGGAACCAATGTAGTTGATGCAACAACTTTGTTAACAACTTTAGGAAATATAACAACTGGTACCATTACATCAGGTGAAATTACAGCCACAGGGAACATAGTACCTGGTGCTAATGACACTTATGATTTGGGAGCTTCTGGTAATGTTTGGCAGAATGTTTATACTGGTGATTTACATCTTAATAATGAGCACAAAACTGAAGGAAACATTGTAGATGGTTCAAAGGGTAGCTGGACTTTACAGGAGGGTGCTGAAGATATATACTTAATCAATAACAAATCTAATGAAAAATTTAGATTAAAGTTAGAAAAAATTTAAAGGAGATACTAATGGGTATTATTTCAAATGGAAACACAGTAATCGATAATGGCGCAATTGATGCGAATGAAGTTGATACTACGCAAATAGCCAATGATGCCGTGACTGCGGACAAACTTGCAAACACAGCTGTTTCAGCTGGATCTTATACATCTGCATCAATAACAGTTGACGCTCAAGGAAGAATTACTTCTGCATCTTCAGGATCTGGCGGAGCTGGTGGTTTTGTTCCAAAAACTTTATCTTTAGGACCTTCTTCAGGAACTTATAGTTCAACAACAGGAACATCAGCTATTTTAGCTTACGCTGTTGGAGGAGGCGGAGGAGGCGGATCCGGAAATGATGGAAGAGGTAAATATGGTGGTGATGGTGGTGCTGGAGCTTTTGGTGCATATACTAAAGATGTTACTCATCCATTTTCCCAACCTTTTTCAGTAGGAGGCGGAGGCGCTGCTGGTCCGGCTGGTTCTTCTACCACTGGAAGTTCCGGTGGTGCAACATCTCTAGCAACTGTTTTTAATGTTAATGGAGGATCTGGCGGAACTGGTGGTAATTTTGTCCCTGGTAACGTGGGCGCTACTGGAAACGTATCTAATTCACCAACCCCTGCTAGTGTATCAGCTACTAACCCAGATGTTTATCCTGTATTTACTAGTTTGGGAAGAGGAGGAGCTGGTGGTATAAATAGTGTAGGTTCAGGAAAAGCTGGTGGAATTACAATTTACGAAAATATAGGAACAGGTTAAAAATTATGTCAAAATATGGTTTTTTTTACAATAATATTGTATTTGCGATTGCTGAATCTGAAAATGAAAAAATTTTTTTATCTGATTTTATTTCAGATTCAATAGTCAAGCCATTAACAGATGAACAATTTAATAATGCTAAAAATTTTAAATCACAATTAATTTTAGATAATGAGGTAGTTAAAGAAAATTCAATGATAGCTCAGCCTCTTAATGATTCTTCAATTATTGAAGAGTTAGCAAGAGTTCAAATAAAAGATTTTATAAAAAATGCTTTATACAAAATAAATGGATGGCTGGACGCAAACCCCACTAATGATAATTTTACTTATTGGAATGATTACAAAAGTAAACTTCAAGAAGTTGATGTAGATGCTATGGTCTTTCCACTAGGTTTTGAAACTTTTCAAGAATGGTTTTGTAACCAGACTGGTCACCCGCAAAAAAGTCACTTGCAACTACCTTAATAATAAGATAAAAAAATGAAATGTTTCCAGAAAGACAAATTGAATTTGGCATTCATAAAGATTTAATTAATATAGAAATTATACAACCAAAAGAAACAAAAAAAATTTTACCTAATTGGTATAAAAATATTGAAAAAAATTCTTTAGCTTTTAGGAATATTAAAGGCTGTATACCTTTTTTAGACAATATTTCGGCAGGCTACGTACTACCCTTACCTCAAGATCTTTACATATCACACAATATTAAAAACGAGGATACTGGAAAAATAGATTCTTTTTATCAATTTTCTTTCGCAGATGGTCTCAAGGAAGAATTATGCGATTTGTATAATATGAATGGATCTAAACAAACAGCTCACAACTTAGCACAAGTTGGTGGTGCCGATAGTTTTTTAGGTAAAAAAAACGGAAACAATCATATAATTAAGATTTTGAACCCTTGGCAAATAAAAACTCCGCCAGGATATTCATGTCTTTTTACTTCATTAACATATAATGAAAATGATTATTTTTCAGCAATTCCTGCGATTGTAGATACAGATGTATATGAAGATATAATTAATTTTCCAATAATAATCAATCATGAAAAATACTTTTCTTTTAAAAAATTTTTTAAACAGGGTTTACCGTATGTTCAAATAATTCCTTTTAAAAGAGATTCATGGAAAAAAAAAATAACTATAAAACAAGAAAACAGATCTGAAAAGTTTAAGTTTTTTTCAATAGCCATGGATAGATACAAACAATTAGTCTGGAATAAAAAATCATGGAGATAAAAAACTATATAAAGATTGTAAATGATTTTCTACCTTATTCTGCACTTTCTTCACTTTTGCAATGGGTAAATTTAAAAAACAATAAATTTGAAAAAGCAAAAGTTATTACAAACGGAAATGAAAAAATTATAGAAGAGATAAGAAAAGTTGATAATTTTGGATTTGATCAAAATTCTAAATCAAAAACTGAAATACATTGGTGTCGTTTTTTAAGTTATTATTTTACTCAACTATGTCAAAAATATGAAAATGATTTAAAAGTTAAAACATCTGTAAATGATCTGACAGATTTAATTTTTTTAAAATATGAAAATGGAGGTCACTACAAAACTCACAGCGATCATTCTGGTAAAGCTCCTAGAACTCTTTCTATAATATATTTACTCAATAACGATTATGAAGGAGGTGAATTAATATTTAAATCTCCAGATGAAAAAGATGAACTTATTAAAATTAAAAAACCAAATACTGCAGTTATATGGCCAAGTAATTTTTTGTATCCACATCAAGTAAATCCAGTAACAAAAGGGTTAAGGTATTCTATTGTATCATGGGCAGTATAAAAGAATTTAAATATAAAATTGTTAAAAATTTTTTAGATGAAAAAGAAATAGAAATTGCAACTACTTACAGTTTACTTAGACATAAGAATAATTTTACTAATTTTGATGAACATCATTCGAGAAGTGTAACTAATAATTGTGATAGCGTGTTTTATACAGATCCTTTTGCAGAAACTTTATTAATACAAAAAACAAAATTAATGGAAAAAGAAAGTGGTTTAAAATTATACCCAACTTATTCTTTTATGAGAGTGTATACTTTTAATTCTGAATTAAAAAAACATACAGACAGAGAATCTTGTGAAATTTCAGTAACAATAATGTTAGGTAGTGATGGAACAAAATGGCCTATATACATGGACGACAATCCAATAGAATTAAGTCCTGGTGATGCTTGTGTTTATTTAGGAAGAGACGTAAAACATTTTAGAAAAAACTTTAAAGGAGATTGGCATTCACAAATTTTTTTACACTATGTTGACCAAAATGGTATTTACAAAGATTTCAAATACGATAAAAGAAAAATTACTCCAG